GATCTTCAAACCAAACAAACGGACCATAGATGCGCGCGAGATACTTCAATCCCCTCTGGCCTCGTTCTACAGTAGCAGCCGTAGTCACTAAACCAAGAGCCTGTGCGGCACGTGTGTACTCCTCAGCAGTGAGATTCGGCGTCAAGCCGTCATCTCCAGTGTAAGTGCCCAAGAGTTTCCACGCGGCAGTCGGAGACATAAAAGTACCGTCTGACTGACGTGTCGTACGCAATGCATAATATGCCACAAAGGCATTGTCTAGCGTATTGCAGTCAGACGTGTCTGCGCCACCGGATGCACGTGTCATGCCCGTCTCATAACGCGTGCCGTGTCGTCCGCGACCCTCCTGCTCGTAATGCTTAGAGTGCAATTCAAGAGCCTCATCTACAGTGTCTCGCGTAAACGCTCTTGCGATAACAGCTCTCTCAACCATCCTCAACAGCACATTTACGTGTCCGTCGAAACGTGAGAAATCGCTCTGCACAACACGCTCAGCAGCCGCACAAACAGTAGCCACGCGCTCCGCGAGTTGGCGAGGATTCTTGCCCGGCCCCCAAAAAGGATGCACAGCAAGCTCCTCCTTCAGAGGATAGATAATCGCGGAGTAAGCAAGCTTCACCGGTGGCTGCACAGTGGAAATGACACGCGGGTCTTTAACACTGTTATAAGTTTCCGCCTTGATGAAGCTCTGAATGATGTTGCTGAAGTCGCCGTACATCTCCGATGCACGCTCCAAGATCGAGCGCTGCGCTGGCCGTGGTTGTCGCTCGTAGACCGTGTCAAACTCGCATGGAGTAACCACATGCGGCTCAGGCACGACCCGAGTGACAAATTCGCCCAAAATCTTGTTAAACAGCGGAGTTGGGCGCATGGCGCGGCCTGCGTCAACAAAGTTGCTGACGCGGCCTTGAATCGCAGCTCGCTCATTAGCGACGTTGTCCACAGGTGAGAAACACAACCCGCGAACAAGGGGCTGCATGAACGAATGGTTCACGCGCCTATCGTCGTCTTCGAGCACATGCGAATTCATCGAGTAGTGCACGACGGAGGGCGCGACGTTGGCTTGCACGTAAACACGTGGTCCAGGCCTCGGCACCGTCTCGCGGAAGTAGTTAAGTGCAATCGCGCTAGCTGCGCGCCTGTCACGCACCTCGCCATCTTCATTGAGGTAGCTCATAATCGTAGCGATAGAGATGTTCTGCGAACCATGTCGCGCGACCACCTCCAGCGCAGCGAAACGCTGAGCATCGATGCTGAAACTACATGGCGAACCCACTTTACCAACACTGACATAAGATGCGGTCGACACGATGTCCAGACGTACACTCTCGCCTTGAACAGGTGAAAACCGCTCTAACTCTTCTCCTTCTAATGTCGAAGCTAGAAACGTCGTGATGTAATTAAGTGGGTTGAGCCAGCCAAGGAAACCATGTGAAACCGACCACTGCTTCACCGGAGACATACACACAAGTGCATGATCTTGTGAGACGTAACGTCTGTCAACCAAATATGTTGAAACAGTGAACGGTATACCCATGAATTTCCAACACACAACAAGGTTGTCATGAGAGTAGTC